TTTCTGACATTGACAATCCATTCGACATGCTTGTGCAAGATTATTACGCTGGAGTCACCCCAAGCTTAATCGACTATAGCGAAGATAATCCGTTTTCAGAGGGTATTTAAATGTCTGATATAACAAATAAAGATCAACTCAATAATTTTCTAGAAATTACAACACCTAAAGCCTTGAAGCAAGAGTCTTCTATAATTAAGAAAAACGTAGAAGATGACTATGAATATGCCCGTGATAATATTAAAGAAATATTAGAAAAGGGCAAGATGGCTTTGGATGGCATTCTTCAGGTTGCTCAGGACGGAGACTCCCCCAGAGCCTACGAAGTCGCTACAAACATGCTCAAGGCTCTTTCCGAGATCAATAAGGATCTCATGGATGTCCATGTCAAGGTAAAGGATAGCGAAAGAACAACCATCAAACAAACTAATAATGCCATTTTTGTGGGTTCTACTTTGGATCTTCAGGACATGATAAATAAAGAAAGAAGTTCAAAGAAAGCAATAATACAGGATAACAATGTTTGATTCATTTTATAACGATTGCATTAAAAAGAACACGATAGCGTTTGCTTCGTTATTTAACAATATTTACGTCAATAGAGAAGATGCATCAGATTCTAAAAAAATCAAAGTGCCACTTGTTTATGGAGGCAAAGAAAAGTATGTAAGCCGTCTTCAGAATCCTTCTAGTATTTCTGAAAAAGATAAGCTTCAAATAACTCTACCCATGATGAGTTTTGATATGTCTAATCTGCAATATGATACGCAGAGACATAGAAATAAACTTGAATTTAATAAATTATTTTATCAGGAAGATGGAGAGACAAAGGCTAAGGTAAAAATTGGTGAATATCCCTGCCTTATGCAATTTAATCTTGCGATTTATACTCGTAACATTGAAGAAAACTTTCAAATCATTGAGCAGATTGCGCCATACTTTACTCCAGAATACATTCTTACTCTAGATTTTGATAAGACTTTGACTAGAGGTATTGATGTTCCGATTAATCTAGTTGCATCAAAGATCGGAAATGACTACGAAGGTGGATTCGGTAATCGTAGAGCCGTAGTTAGTACTCTACAATTTGTTATGCGTACCTATTTGTTCGGCCCTGAGCGAGAAGCGACTCCTATTCTCACAACGGATTTTAATCTCAACACTCAGGATAGCTTTTTGCAATTCATCACAGATGTTCAAGTCAACGATGATTTGTATCTCAATAACCAATCAATAACTGTAACTTGGAGACAGGGTGGAATATTCCCAAGAAATCCAACTATAGTTATTACAAATCTTTCCAATTATACTGAAGAAATTATTTATGATCCAGAATCCTTTGATGTAGGTGATGGAACAAATAGTGTTACATTTGCAATTCCAGCTTCAGCTCCATTGCTACAGCAACTTTATGTTAGAATATTTTTTGGAACAGTGTCAGACAATTCAACAGCGTTTGAAGTAAGATCAGCTGCTGGAAATATTTCTTTACTAAGATTGGCTAATTTTGCCGGAACATCATTTAATGATTTGATGTCTTCTAATCATTACTATTTTACTCAGAGTGGTGTAACACAATTTAATCGGGGTGATAATCTTGTCTTGGCTTATAATTATGGCTCATATGGTGATCTTAACATTAAAACACCCGGATTACTTGAATATTATCGTGCATTTGGTTTAACATTCAGAGCAAATACAATTGACAATCCACAAATTCCATTTGGTAGTGTCATACACAATGGTATGTGGGCTGGCATAAGTTATGACCAGAATAGAGTTTTACCCTGTTTACCAATTTATATGCGCCCCGGAGGAAATGTAAATTTATATGCAAATCAAGGTGATGGTGTTTTCGGCACAACACAAGGCACATTGGCGAATAGAAGAACTAGTGAAGATATGTTCCAAGCAACATATGGTTCGCAGGCTTATTACATCAATGGATTTTGGGGATGGAATGGTACAACAAGTATTATAAGTATTGGATCATATCCATCAGCGGGTATTACAATCGAAGCAGGATATAGCGGATATATTGTAGATAAAAATAATCAAAATAGATATCCAGATACAGGTAAATATTCAACAGGCGTTACCCACTCTCAAGCTCAACCATCAATAAGAACGCTTTTTGATCCAACATTTACTCAGAAATTATATCCATCTAGAGGAGCTACTGGATTAAGATCATGGGTTATTACTGCGTTTGGTAGTAACAACCCAGCCGCAATGTTATTTGATTCTGGTATTTTTGCTGGATCAACACTACCAAACTACCCACCGTATAGTGGTATTGATTATCTTGATTCGTTTGATAAGATGCGTTTGCCAATTTATATGGATTGTTATAATTTAGTCCATAATGGTAATACATTTTTAGTACCTTCTCCGTTTACTCCAAATCTTGTTACTGATATGTTAGGTTTTACTGCTTATGCCGCAACGGGATTTACTGGAAGAGAAAATTATGCTGGTAAATTCGGAACTACTTATGTTGGTGGATGGAATAAATTATTCGATTTTGTTTATGCTGGAAAAAACATTAATGGAGTTACTTTTGTTCCACCTACTCCATGTGTAGATATTATTTTTAATGATCATGAATTGCGGTGGGGATTGGGTTTAGGAACAGATTCTTTATTATTGTGGAAATTAATGTTGTTAGTTGATGGATTAACAACTGCATGGATTAATAAAGTAAAACAAGATCAATTCTGGCCGCAGCTTGAAGCAAAATATGCAGAATATCCGGGATTATCTTTTGATCGTATTTTTGATGGAATGAAAAATGCATTTCTTTATGCTACCAGTGGTCCACTAAGTAAAAAAGGAATTCATGGAGGAATTCAATTTCCAATAGACGCATTACCATTACAAGAATTTTATGATAATGAATTTAAGAAATATTGGGGTGGTTTGCAAGAAACAACCGAACGCAGAAGTCCCGGATGTAAGTTTGCTCCTGTGCATGTTAATAGACTTCCAAGAGTAAAATCTACTGGTAGATTCCATGATGTTACTGCTCAAAGCTTTTCACAAGGAGTGACTTTACCATATGAATTGATATATCACTATCCTTACGGTTCTCCATATACTTATACTGATTTTCAAGCTAGGTATAGAAGAACTGGATATGCACCTACACCAGTAAACGCTATTACTTTTGCATTTGTGGAAAACGCAATTATACCTCAAAATAATCCTACTCTTGCACAGGTAAATAATGCGTCTAACAAATTAGTTCCTTGGTTTACATCAGAAAATCTCGGTCAGACGGGAACTACTTTTATCTGTGGTATTTCATACAATCCACAATATTTCGAAACAAGCAATTCAGTTCCTACAATTGGGGATGGAACATTAGTAACATTCTTTGGCGAGTATTATGATCCTACTCAAAGACCATTTGCGGGTACAAGACTATCCGAAAAATATGAGCCATTCCTCGCTATGAAGGATGAATCTAGAATTATTCGTGGAATTATAGAAGAAAATATGAACCATGGAGTTTCTGGAATTTTTATTTATAACAATATCCAATTCAACAGAGTTTCATATCACATTCCTCACGGTTATGAGAATAGTTGGTTTATGGATTTTATTCCATCTTCTGCTAATAATAATGCTGAAGGATTTACTTATACAGATCCAGCAATATTTTCAAAAACAAATTTTACAGCTAATCCAAGAACAAATCCAAATTATCAACCAATTAATTTTTATCACTCATATAATGAAAATATCTTTATATCGAAATTATTGACCAATTTACCCCTTAACATCCTCAATCAATCAGTTATTTTCCAAGGACCTATAACAAATGAAAATGATGGAAGTGCTGGTTACTATGGAATTCATCCTAAAACATGGAATAATTTCAAGTATAATGATGAAATACTTTTGAATCATATTTTGTGGGACATGGAAGTAGCAACTCATGGAAGAACATATGAATATCTTTCAAGTTCAGACGATATAAACATTGCAGAGAGTTTACGGGTTGAAGTCGGAGGATTTAATATATCTAAATTGAATCCAGCACTATTAAGCAAAGTAAGATTGTTAGCTACAAACGCATCAGACCAAAATCTTATATTGCATAGAATAACCCTACCAATCCCATATATTTTAACTTCTGATTATGGAAGACCAGATCAAGACACTTATTATGATAATTGGTATAATAATCATTTTGCCGAGAATGTTTTGGCAACAAGCGTTGATCCTCAAACAGGTAATACCCTTGATAATATCAACCTTATAACCACGGGAAATAGAGATTTGGATTTTTATACTAAATCAGTAGTAACTGAAAGTAATGGAACCCACTCATGGAGAACTTTAAGAACAAATCCAAATATTAGAAGATTTAGTGTAAATGTTTTTGCTGGCAATACACTGGTAGGCAATTTAATTCCAAGTAAATATTACCCCATGGGAGTTTGGCTAATAACAGATGAAGTTTCTATTCTCGCTGATGGAACCACATTCAACAATTACAATTTACGTTTTGAATATCAAGATGCTGGTCCAATGGCAGATGGAATTACTACTGCACCTTATAGAACATGAGCAAAAAACATAAAGGTTATCTGGGTAATTCGAACCTCAAAGAGGCCGGAATCCATATTGATTATACCCCCGAGCAAGTTCAGGAGTATATTAAATGTGCCAAAGATCCCATTTATTTCATCAAGAATTATATCAAAATTGTCTCTCTTGATAAGGGTTTAGTGCCTTTTAATCTTTATGATTATCAGGAAGATATCGTTCAAAAAATGCATGATAACAGATTTATCATCGCAAAACTTCCTCGCCAGTCGGGTAAGTCTACCACAATGGTATCATACATTCTACATTATATTCTGTTCAATCAGAGTATGAATGTAGCTATTCTAGCCAATAAAGGATCTACTGCCAGAGAAATTTTAAGCAGACTTCAATTGGCATATGAATATCTTCCTAAATGGTTGCAGCAGGGCGTGGTGGAATGGAATAAAGGATCGTTAAAGTTAGAAAACGGATCTAAAATTATCGCATCAACTACCTCAGCCTCCGCGATTCGTGGTGGATCATTTAACATGATCTTTTTGGACGAATTTGCTCACGTTCCAAATAATGTTGCCGAAGAATTCTTTAGTTCAGTATTCCCAACCGTAACATCAGGCCAAACAACAAAGGTATTGATGGTTAGTACTCCAAACGGTATGAACATGTTCTACCACTTCTGGAAGAATGCTATTAAGAAGGACGGGGAGCCGGGTAAGAACGAATATGTGCCCATTGAGGTCAACTGGAGGCAGATACCCCTGTATCCGGGTGGACCCATGAGAGGGGCTGAATGGCGGCAGCAAATGATCGATCAGACTAGCGAGATGCAGTTTGAAAGTGAATTTGAATGCTCATTCTTGGGTTCTTCAAATACCCTTATCTCGACATATAAACTCAATACGCTAGTTTATAATCAGCCATACGAACGCAGACCCGGGGGATTGAGTATTTACAAGCCACCAAATGAGGATGGAATTTACTTCTGCGTAGTAGATACTTCTAGAGGTCAGGGACATGACTATAGCGCATTTGTAATCATTGACGGAAACACAAAGCCGTTTGAGGTAGTAGCGGTCTATAGAAACAATGTCATCTCCCCATTTGACTTTCCCATTGAGGTCTATAATGCCTGCACAGAGTATGGCAATGCCCATTGCTTGGTCGAAATCAACGATGTTGGTTCCCAAGTAACTGAGATTTTACATAGAGATTATGAGTATGAAAATTTGATTTCGACTCAATACATGGGTAGGGCTGGTCAAAAAATTTCATTAGGATTCGGTAGGGGTCAAAAGCAATTTGGTGTTAGAACCAGCACTGCTCTTAAAAAGATCGGGTGTGCTGCCCTCAAGAATCTAGTTGAATGCGATAAACTGGTATTTTTTGATCAGGACATGGTTTCTGAGCTTTATACTTTTATTTCAAAGGCAAATTCTTATCAGGCTGATGATGGCTATAACGATGACTTAGTTATGTGCTTAGTATTATTTGGTTGGCTTACTAGACAAGTTTACTTTGAAGATTTGCTGGATTTAAAGAATAAGAAAATAATAAATACAGATGAACAACAACAAGAAAATCATATGTTCGTTGCAGATATGGATGACAGGGAAGAGATGAAATTTGGTGGCGACTTATGGTTTGAGGTAAAATAAATGGCTGAATTAACACACTCTCATAATATTAGCGGAACTCTTATAGGCCTGACTCCCGGAAGTGCCCCTTTAACTGTCGGTTTAACCTTTTCTGTTGATGGTGTGTCTTTTTCTTCAGTTATTTTTGACATTCTTATCTCAAATGCCACGTTTGATTTTTCTATTCCTTACACTTCTATTGATGATTTAAGGGCAGATAATGTTTCTTCAGAATTTGTGGTAGCAAATAATTCAAATGGACTTGTTGTCAGTAATACTGGTACTACATGGAACCATTTTATTGGAATTACATTATTTTCACCTCAATCAAATGTATTTAATGGTGGACTTGCCAATCAAATACTTAATCAAGATTTACATTATCGATCAAGAAATACATTTACTTTAAAATATGGAGCATTTGGTCAAACTGGATCTGGTGCAATAGGTGAAGTAGCATCATCAACTAGGGGCGAAACGCTTTCATTTAGACCATTTAATATTGTTTCGGCTACAAATGGAGTTGCAGGATCCACCCTCGGATTAACTTTAGAATCTGCTAATATTCAAAGATATTATGTTGGTATAGGAACTGGAGCAACTTTTTATGGTATTGTTTCATTACTTGGGTGTACTAATAATATTTCTTTAAATTCTTCTAATTTAACATCTACACAAATTTCAGAAATAAATGCTGATTATTTAGATCCTAATATTTCTGGAAGCGATGCAAAATTTAATACTCTTCGAAGAATCGTTGATACTTCTGGTGCAACAATATTCAATACTTCTTTTACAGAATTTGTAGTTCCAAAACATATTCCGACTGGAAGTTATTATTTAATGCCAATTCCAAATTCATTTTTTGGATTACCAGTATTTTCTTCTGATGAACCCCTTACTAATGTTTCGGCAAATTTAATTACTTTACCACAAACAAATATTAATATTACAAATAATATTTCTTCTGGGTTAACTGGAGTTTATAGTTTATCTTCCGGTGTGACCCATTTTACAAATCCGTTTTCATCAAGAGTACCTATTTTATCTAAAGGCTTTTCTAATGTAGATTTTGCCGATAAAACTTTATCGGTTTTTGATCCAATAACATTTAATTTGGTAGCAACACCATATGGTATTACGAACAATTTAACAGGAAATACATTTCACAAATTAGATTATGGTTTTAACACTAGAGGTACAACATTATATGGAGGTGGTGCTGTTAGTAATATTTCATTCATACCACCATTATTTGGGTTTATTCCTCTGGGATTAACAGTTGGAAACACTTTAACTGTATTATTAGATGGTGTAACTTTTTACGAAAAAGTTTATAATCCATACAATATTATTTTTAATACAGATACTGTGGCTCATTTTTATACAACTGATTCACAAATAGCTACCAATAAAAGATTTTTTAGATTAATAAACGAATCTGGTGATTTATCTGCTAGAAGAAATTTAAATCATATCAACAGAGCTTTTTATAGAGTAGATTTTAATACTCATTCCAACCCGTGGGGATTTACCGGATTTACTTTTGGTCAGGGATCTACACAAAGTGAATTAAAAGTATTTTATGGCAATCCAGCAAATGGTATATCATTTATTTTACCAATAAATACAGGTTCTCCCGCAGATTTTTATTCATTGACCGGAGATGACGTTTTTATTCCAATTCAGGGTACCGCTAGCGGGTCTACGCTAGTGCCCGGAAATTCTGTTGAAATACACTATCAAAATAGACCACTTGGATATTTAGAAAAATTAAATTTATATGATGCATCTGGTAATTTTGCTTTAGGAATTACTATTGCTGATAACAGAACATTTATTCCTAGAAATACAACTGAAATAGGATTTATAAGAAAAACTTTTGATCAATCAAATATTGAAACCTTTGTTGTTCCAAATTTAAATAGTGTTGGATCTACAGGAACTGCAAGAATTTCATTTACAAGAGGGGATGGTATAAGTTTTGAATTTGGCTCAACTCCGATTACAACTCCATTTAGAACATTTTCACCTATTCATACAGTAGGAAATATTTCTGGACTGACGTTAATAGCAACTGGTGTCACACAACAACAAGGCAATCCAGTAAACTTTACGAGATTTATTGCTCCCGCTGTTGATTTAATGAGAATAACTGTAAATCACGGTCTAACAAATCTTGAGTCTGGAATAGTTGGAAGAAATAATATCCATAGCAGATATTATATGCAATCAAACGTAGATAATTTTTTACCAGATGGTACGTTCTATACAGGCTATCTGAGTTTTATAATTGATTCTGTTGGTCCAGAAAATGTTGTAAATAATAGTATTAATGTTACAAATCGAACTTTACGCTCTTTTAGAGAATCGGCTTTAGAACGTGCTAATACTTTAAATACTATAAATGGTATTTCTTTAAGTATTCCTTTGAGGAATTTTGAAGGAGTTATTACTGAAGGTTGGCCATTCGATACAATTGAGGGTAATAGTTCATTAACTCAATTGATGAACTATTTTAATGGTCCCCCCTTGACCGAGGCTCAATTATCAGCAGTTTTTGACGACTTTAACTATCCTCAATATGATACTGGTTTTACACTTATGTTTGATCAGGGTGACAATCCACCAGAGACTTTCAATGGGGGAGAATGGGTTCTTGCTAATCCCGGATCGTTTTTAAGATATTCCGGCGGTAGTACCTTCTTCCCATCAACCGCATTTAGTTTTGCCGATACTACAATTAGTTTCCCTCATTATATTTTCTATGATTATAGAATTACAGGTGTAACGTTATCATCAACATCTTCAATACAAGCACAGCAATCACTAACAACGACAATAACTGTAAAAGATTTGCCACACTCATCAATTTTTGATGGGTTACGATTATCGGTTCTAAATGGGGCTTCTGAACTATTTACCAAAAATTTATTATACTCAACTTCTAGTACCAATGACTATAGAATACCGGGTTACTCAGGTCTGGGTATTACAAATTATGCTGCTTATTATACAGCCACTCCAAGAGCCATAACTAGTATTTTTGTTGGTAGTGGATCGACATTAGGTGGAATAACAATAACACCCCCAACAACTGGATGGCCTGCGTCCGCAACTCTTACTGTAAGAGTAAGCCCAATATTTAAATCATTCATTAATATAACAAGTGATTTAGATACATTGAGAACTAATTCTTATGTTAGAGAGACATCTTTTACCACTGCCGCTCAAACAACAACAGGTGGCGGTGGTGGTGGATCATCTAGCGGTTCAGTAAGCGTATCCGAATCTGTGGTTACTGGAGTAGCATTTACCTCGACTGAAAATGATTTCTATGCTGGATTCCTATGCGGAACAACTGCATATAACATTATCACTAACAACAGCACTGCTTCATATTCAGTACTCACAAGCAGCAGCACAGCCTACGCGAATGCTAAAGCTGCGTTTGATGCTGGGACATTGACAGCAAATACTTCAACAGATGTCGAAATTCATTCTCTTCTTAACTTCATGGATTACGGCGGAAACATCATTGTCTCCCCAACTATCGATGGACTGTTGGGAAGCAACTACGAATATGACATTGTATTCACCGAAGATAACAAGAGATATGGCGAATTGATGCGTATCGGTTCCGAAAAGAACCACGCAATTGTTATTGTCGGTACATCTCTTGAGGAGGACGCAGCCTCGTTTGCAGCTCCAGCCTATACGAATCTAAATTCCGCAGGGCTTGTTGATGGATTGACCTATATGACAACTGCAAATAAGGGTGAATATGTGTTCTCAGTACTTGGCTACAAGAATAGAACTCGCTTCTATGGCTCTGGAACTGAGACTGTTCGCTTGTATCTCTCGTCAGATGTTGCAGGCGCATATGCTCGCTCATACGTCGAGAATAAGTACCATCTGTCAAGCTCTGGTTCGGCAAGAGGTGGAATTAGAACATATTCAAACATCACTCCAACTATAGTAGATCGTGATCTCTCTGGTTATTACACCAGAGGAATAAATCCAATCTACATCCCAAGCGGTACAAATAGAGCCGCAATTTGGGGAGATGCTACTGGTATAACTACAGGAAATGAAGTGTATAGAAAGTCAGCTTCTGTCTCTAAGAACACTAGCACAATCAAGAAAGAATTTAAGAAGATCTTTGAGGACTTCCAATTCGAACAAAATAATGCTGGTACAAGAGCACAGTTTGTTTCAAGAGCAACTACTGTTCTTGATAAGTTACAATCAATCGGAGGCCTTGCTTCTTATATCCTAATTTGTAACGAAACAAACAATACTCCATCTGTAGTTGCTCAGAAGAGATTGGTTGTTGACTTGACAATAGTACCAAATAATTCGATTGAATCAATAGTGTTGAATTTCGTTCTTAATCAAATCTAATAAATAGTATATGCCGATTACCACAACCACACAATCAAACACATTTAACATAACCCCAGTGTCTGCCACAGATCACTACACTGGGTTTTTGTGCTCCGCATCGACATATAATTTATTAGGAACAACTACTGATTCATTTACAAATCTTGAAACCATTTCTGATTCAATTTCCACTTTGGCTGAAAGAACAAGCTACACCAGTATTGTAACAAACAGCCTCGTTGATAAAGAAATTCATTCAATTTTTAATTGCATGGAATATGGTGGTAAAATGGTTATTGCGGGAACCACCGCAGGGCTTGCTTTATCATCAGCCAAGATTTCAGAAGTCATTACAGAAGATTCTTCTAGATATTCAGATGTTATAAGTGTTGCAAAGGCACGACTTAACTGCAATGCTATTATTGGATCTGATAGAGATCAATCTGGAGATTATACGAATCCAGATCAAGCCGCAATCATATCATCAGTTACAACTCAATTAGGAGCTACTGGTACAACTGCAATTTCTTATCTTGCAGCCACAATAATTGGCTATAAGGAAAGACCAAGATTCTATACAGGCAGTTCATCATCTACAAGTGCCATTACAATCTTCCTTGTATCTGATGCTGCCGGAGCGAACGCAAGAGCTTCTGCTCAATCAAAACCTTATCTCACTTCTGCTGGTGTTTATAGAGGCGAGCTTTTAAATTATACAAACGTAACTCCTAAGCTGTCATTTACATCATCGACTACACTGGCTTCAAGAGGAATAAATTATTTTAATTATCTTCAATCAAAGGGTAAATATTACCTTTGGGGAGATGAAACTGGATTCCGAGATAGCACAAGCGCAAAGAGTTCCTACGGATTCTCAAGGGCATTCCTTTATATTAATCGTGAAGTTACATCTATCTTGGATGATTATGTCTTTGAATTCAATGATGCTACCACTAGATCCGCCATCAAATCAAAAATGCAAAATATTCTTGATCCTATGGTTTCTAACGGATCCTTGGTTAGCTACACTTTAATTTGCGACGAGACTAATAATCCTCAAACAGTGATCAATCAGAGACAGCTAAAGGTAGATCTAACAATAGTACCAAATCTACCAGTTAAGAGTATTACTCTAAGCTTCAGCATATCTCTGTTGTCATGAACATAGTTAACTACGGACAAACTTCTACACCAAGCGATTTTAAAGTTCTCGCTTTTGTTACTCCATTAACGCAGAGTGTTTTGTCTGGTATTACCACTTCCAGCCTTGGATCTGATCAGTTAACTTATGTAGAATCTTTAGATGATTTTGTCAATACGCTATTTGGTTATACTGCCATAACATTTCGATCTGGTCCCGATTCTGATGACATTAAAAGAGCAGATGTAGAATTACACGGAATCATGACGATGTTGGAATATGGGGCATCAGTATATGTCATGAATACTACTGGTCTGACGGTATCGGGTGCATATACATCAAAAAATATTCAAAGTGTTGTTAATTCTACGGGTGCTGGGTGCATTGTTAATAATATTTTTAACGGACTTACTGGTTCTGGGTTTACTGGAATTCAAGATACTCCAATAATCATTCAAAACACAGAATTTGAAAAAAACTTATTAAATTATTTTATTCTTGAAGTAAAAGAAGAAGGAAATACAGCAGGAACGCCTTTTACATTTAATGGTCAACTTGGTGAAATCTATTCAAATTTTGAAGATGATATTGCTCCCGCTGATGTATTTACTGAGGAATTCCCAACATTAGGAATTTTTGCATATGACAATTTCTCATCAAGTGTTTATGGTACTTCAGAATATAATAATTTTATTGTTTCAAATGGAAAACTAATCGATCAAAATATTATAGAGCTTTTGGGTGTAAAGATAAGAAATCGATGCATCAATCCAGAATCAGATCCAGAAGCTACAAGTGAACTTTGGACTAAAATTCCAGTTCCTATGATTTATGATCTAGCAGGGCAATTTGCTAGATTGAAATTGGCTGGCACTCCGTGGGGAAGCACATCAAACTTTTTAATCGGTCCATTGCTTAATATTGTACAAGAGGATACTGAATATGTCTTGCCATTTTCTGAAAGTAATTCGGTAGCTGAATTTAAAAATACTATAACAGGACTTATCAATAATAGAATAAATTATGCAACATTCTATAGTTTTGATGGCATTTATGGTTGCTATTTCTTAAGCGATCTAACTTGTGAATCTCAAACCGATAATTCAGCACCATTTACTTTAGCTCTCAGCGAAAAGAGTGTTTATTTTGTTAATATAACTAAATTTATTAAGACTCAAATAACTTCAATTTGTGAAAATTATGTGTTTGAGCTTAACAATGAAGTTACTCGGTTACAGCTAACCTCCGAAATACTTACATTTATGAATGGTCTGTTGTCTAATGGGGCTATTAATTCATTCAATGTAGTGGCTGATGATACCAATAACACTCCGGTAGATCGCATAAATAGAAGGTTGAAGGTAGATGTAGCCTATACAACCAATCCAACTAATGATTTTGTGGAGCAATCAATAATTATCATACCTTAAAATACATAGATAATAGGGTAGAAAACGATGAGCAACGCAAATTCACTAAGTTATTTCAAACAAAAATTCAACGGTGGCACTCGCCAAAACCGATTTGAGGTTGAAGGTAATTGGCCTAGCATCATTACCGAGAATCCTCAAACTTGCTTTCATGTAGTATCTGCCAGTATGCCTCAATCAGATGTTGGCATCATTCAAATTCCTTATAGAGGAAGAGTTTTAAATCTTGCTGGGGATAGAGAATATGAAGCATGGAATTTGGTCGTTTATGACGATACCGGAACAAATTCTTTGTGGAAAGCATTTACAAGTTGGTCAAATAGAATTAATAAAATTTTAGGAAATGTTACGGATAGTAACAATCTTAACTTTGTAAAAACAAAAACTAACTGGAAGGTTAGAC